AACAAAAGCATCAGGAGCAGAAGGATCGGCAACGATATCAGCAGCAGTTGCTAACATGAAATCTTCACCGACAATTTTATGACCTTCATTGGTCATCTTAAGTGAACCAACTCCACGGGAAGAAACACCCAACATCACACCTTCATCTAAAAGTGAAGATGCAATCTTACCCATAGGGGTATTAAGAATTTGTGCTTTACCTTTGAAGTTATTACCTTCTTGAACTAATGAGGTGATCTTATGAGAAACACGGTCGAGGTTGACAGTGGGACCATCGGGATGACCAAGTTCTCCAAGAGCGCGACCTTTACCAACGAATTGCTCGTTGTAACGATCTACTTCTCTTTTTAGAGTGTCAATGGGATACATTCTCCCATTGCGGTTTTTGATTTCACCTTGTAGGAAGACACCCTCAATAAAGAGTTTTTTGTTTGCTCCCTTACCTTCGGTAATAATCTTTACGTTAGTTACTTCTTCCGTAATAAGTTTCATTTCACTACTTTTAAGGTCTTATATTATATTTATGAAACTATGGACTTGTTATCGGATTGTTATTCGAATCATGTCTCTGATAAGTACCAACACCAACAGGATTATTGCTTGCATCGTGTCTCTGGTAAGTTGCAGGAGTTCTAGTTCCTATACCAGCTGGACTATTGTATGTGTAAGCAACATAGTCATCATTAAAGTCTTCATAAGTTACCGTTGACCATCCAGTTGTTCCGCCAAGATACGAAACCGTAGTAAATCCTGGTTGCGGAGATACTGGATTGTTGTTTGCATCGTGACGGATGTAAGTCATTCTTCAGATTCCTCTTCTTCTTCGGTTTCTTCTTCTTGTTCCGATTCTGGTTCTTCTTCGGTTTGTGGTTCACCAAATACTGAAGCAGCAACGACTGGTCTAACTGCCTCAATGTTTTCGGCAGATTTTTGCATTAAAATTTCTTTAATCTTGTCACTAATTTCAGTTGGTGATGCATCAGCGACCATCATGTTAATTAAATCATCCATTTTGTTAAAATTTCAGTGTTTACTTAAGGGTATTTATTAAATGCGTCCACCTCTTGGCATTTTTGGTTTAGGCATTTCTTCCGTTGGTTGCATCTCTGCAGCAGAAGCGTCTATTTCTGGATTCATTGGAACTTCACCCATGGCTGGTTGTTCAGCTGGGGGTTCTTGTCCAACTGGTAGTCCAGTATTGGGATCGATTGGTGGTGGAATAATTCCCAGTTCTTGTTCAACAGAGATCCTCTCATCAATTTCTATAATTTCCGAATCTGTCTGTTTGAGAATATTTCTTCTGATATAATCAACAGAATAATATTTTCCAACATAAGGTTCTGCAGCAGCAAGAACGCCCAATCTATTCTGAATTAGTTCTGCTTCTTTGAGTTCTGCAAAGTGGTTGTCATATACAAAGTCGAATTGGATATGATCTGATAGAACTTTCCAATCTTCTGGTGTAACAACGTTCTTTAGAATAAGTTGAGTCTTCAACATATCCATGAATAGTTGAGAGAATCTTTTTCTCATTCTTCCAACAAACTTGGTAAATTTGATTTCGTCTCTTAGGATTTCTGAAGAACGACCAAGGTTGAAACCACCTTCTCCACCAAGACGAGATTCTGGAACTCCAAGTGCTCTAAAAAGTTTCTTTTGGAAATACTGAACATCCGAAAGTTCACCAAGGTTTTGACCACCTGGAAGTGTAGTGATTTCAGTTCCTCTACCACCTTCTCTTCTTGGAAGCCAAAAATCTTCAAGCATACTCATATATTTCTTATCATCACGAATTTCTCCGGTATTTGCATCATATACTTGTTTGTTGCGATAACGCATCATGACATCACGAAGATATTGTTCTGCTTTAATCTTTGGAAGATTGCCAACATCAATGTAGAAAATTCTACGCTCTGGTGCTCTTGATAATCTGTAAATTACCAAAGAATCTTCAATCATTCTCAATTGGTTAAGAGATTTGATTGCTTTGTTTAGATATGATAAAGTAATTCCTCTATTTCTATCTACCAATCCTGATGTGCAATATGTAATTGCATCTTTGGCGATTTTAATTCCTTGACTCGCAGATGATTGTTGTCCACCAACTGTTCCTAAAGGATATGAAGTTTTTGGATTGTAAAGAAAATACTCTTCGACTTCAGGAAAATCGTAATCTAATGGATTAGTATCTTCTCTGTTTCTTACTATATTTAAATCATTTTTATTTGACTTTTTCTTCTGTCTCACATAACGCATTTTCATTGCGTCAATGTAACGTAGTTCTTGTATTCCTTCTTGAGGATTTTTAAAATCGATTACTTTGTGGTAAAATAATTTGCCATCAATATACCAATTCCTATAAATTTCATGGCATTTTTTGTCAAAATCCAATAAGTCTAAAATGTTTTTAAATTCTTCTCTAATTTTCTTTTTCAGACCATCGCTAGCATTCAGATTTGATAATTCGATGCTCACTGGAACATCATTGGAATCTGATACAATTGCTTCATTGACAATATCTTCAATAGCACTATCCACTTCCGGATGAAGAGCCATTTCTCGATATCTTTTAATTAAATCAAATTCTGTTCGATATACGCCCTCTATATCTACGTAGGAACCAAAAAAACCACTAGTCAAATAGTGGTCAACCCCGTCCTCATTATTTTGAGGAACGGGGGAAACTACTGACGGTGATTTTTTGGATTCGTCTTCAATAGAAAAACCAAATAGTTTTGCCATTATTAAAATAAATAAACTGCTTTGTTAATACTATTTATTAAGCAATAACAGTTCCAGTTGCGTCTCCAGTTTCGCCTGCAGTCCAATACTGAATTTGGAAATCTACAGTATACTCTTCGATAGTATTAGTATCATCATAAGAAAGTGCAATTTCTCCAACATTAGTTGGGAAAATGTCATAGAACTTATATGTTCTTAATGGTGCAATTTGTGTTCCATCTACAGTATCTGAGTTTGTGGTGGAGAATCTAGTTCCAGCACCTCTTCCAAGTTGATGAACATATGCATCAGTCATGTATGAACCTGGATTTGTTGCACCAGTGTTATTATCAAGTTTGCTGATAGAATTCATCCAAAGCTCAAATGCTGTTCTGAGTTTGAAATCCTCATCATTTATAATGGTCACTGACCAAGGATCAAAGGTTCTATCACCAGCAACTTTGAAATTTCTTCCTCTGAAGGGAACGCTAATTTCTGAGATAGTTGATGCTGGTAAAGCAGCTGCTTTACATAGAAACTTAAAAGTATCTACTTCTTGACCAGCACCAGTCTTCCAGAGAGCTGTAAGTGGTGCTGGAAAACTTGGAAGCTCAACTTCAAATAGATTGGGTCTAGCTCCACCACCAGCAAGTCTTTCTTTAAATCCTGAGATTGTTCTTAGGGTAGACATTTGTAATTCCTCCGTTTAATTTATTTAAATAATTATCAAACTCTACCAGCTACTTCTTCGAAAGAAATACCAGTTCTAGTAGCAACAAATGTTAGTGTTACATAATTAATGGATTTGGTTGGTTTGAGGAAAATATCAGCTCTAAATTCATTGTTATCAACAACATCTGGAGTATTATTTGTTTCATCGCAAATTACGAGGAAATCATAAATTCCTCTCTTTGCTTGAACATCTCTCAGATAAGGTTCTACAATATTGACGAAGTTTGCTCTTGTAACTTGGTCATTTAATTCAAATAGTTGAGCTTCTGCACTTCTCTTAAGAGCCTGTTCAACTGTTAGGAATAGTCTTCTAACATTGATTCTATCAAAAGCTGAAGCATATCCAAGTCCAGTCTTATCTCCAAAGAGTAGAATACCAATTCCTGGTTGATTTAGGATTGAATTTACTCTTGCTTGATATAAAGTATCTCTTTGTGCTTTGCTTGGATTATATGCCAACTTAATTGCATTGTTAAGAACACCTCTTTGCTGACCAGCTGGTGAGAACCAGGGGTAAGAATTTAGAGCAGTTCTTGCCATTAATCCGGCAACATCAGCATTACATGGGATGTATCTAAATGTGTTGTTAAATCTATCGTATGTGTACTTATATCCACTATCAAAAATTGCATATGATGAAGAATCGATAGGTTCAAAGAACTCTACAACATTGTTTGTTTGAGTATTTGTGTTTGATATATTGACAACAGAAGTTCTATTCGGAGAAATTACTGCAACACAATCTTTTCTTTCTTTAGCAATTGCAATTAGTTTTTTCGCTTTTGCTTGAGACTCGAACTTGTCATCCAGTCCAGGACCACAAATTAGATAATCAACTTCAACTTCATCAGAATTTGAGAATAAATCATATGCTGTAATCAAATCTCCAAGTTCTGCCTTCATTCCGGCACCACCAGAACCATAATCTTTTCCACCAGTTAATGTGAATGATACATTACCAATAGCATTGAATGTTCTTGATTGTGCATTTACTCCCCATGAACCGGAAGCGGCCGTAATTTTTGTAAATGACGAATTGTTTCCGCTATAAGTTGTGAATCCTGTAGCTACTGGAGTGATGGAATTTGTAGTGTCTTCAGAATCATATGCAGGAGCACCTGAATAAATGTTTTCAGAATAAACTGAAAGATAATCTCTATAGTAATTTTTGGTAGGTGAATTTACTGAAGATACTGAATCAAGAGCTTTTGATAAACCAATATGCTTTTCGATTAAATTACCTTGAATTCCTGTTAAGGAACCATTATCATCAACTACTACAACGTGAACTTCATCATTGTATGAATTTCTTTCTGCTGCATATTGAGTTGTTGTTGGTTTTTGTGCTAAAGACTTCCAATAAATTGTTCCATTATCAATATCTAAAGTCTGTTCATTATACCAATCTGTAACAGAAGATAAAGTGCTAGTTCCAATGCTAGTACCAGAAGCATTCGTAAAACTTACTGAGTCACTTGCTAAGAAGGAAGATGCTCTATCATATTGTGCATAATCCACTCTTGTTTCTGTTCCTGCAGAAGAAACTCTTGACAGCACTTTTACAGTGACTTTAGATGTTGTTCCTGAAGTACTGATACCAGTTACAATTGCCTTTAAATATCCATTAAAGCTTTCTGTTGAACCTGTAGCATTGCTAGTAGTTGTAGAAATTGAAACCGTAACTCCATATCCAACTACAGTTGCTCCAAGACCAGTTAAACTTCCGGAGATATTTAAAATTTGATCTGCTCTGCCATCAATAACACAGACCTTCAGATTATCTGCCCATTTTCCGGGATTTTTAGCGGCATAGTAATAATTTGCAGTAGTCTTCGAATTATAATCTTCAAAATTTTTGATTTTTAAATCCGTATTATACTGGGTATTTACACCAGCATTTGCATTTTTTAAATTGGTGCTATCAGTCCTTACTACTTTTAGAACACCACCATATGAAAGATATGATGCTGCGCTCATCCAGTATTCGTATTGTCTATCTGTGGACAATGGTTGTCCAAATACGTTAAGAAGCTCGTTCTCAGTAGCAATATTGGTAGCTTCTCCGACTGGTCCAATTGAAAAAGGACCAGCAATTGCTCCAATATTGTCTAGTACATTATCAGCTCTTCCTACAGTTAAATCAACCTCTCTAGTTAATACACCAGGAGACAATTGAGGAGTCGCCATTTTTTTCTCCTAAGATCTCATTTACCTAAAAATATTTATTAAAATCTACACTTTCATTTGAGGAAACTGTGCATGAACACTACCAATCGGGATATTTAAAATCATCAAACCTTGACTTATCTTTTCTCTTTTCAGTGACTCTTTTTATGGTGCATTTTTTGCATTCATATGCATATGATGATAGATGATATTTATTTTTTCTTGTTCTATAAAATCCATCTATCAAATCTTTAGTTTCTCCGCAGGACCTACATTTTCTTTCAGTCAAATAAAGGTGTTCAACTTCAAATTGATCACTAATATCCATCATCTATAATCCCACATATATGACATATCACCGTATTCATCAGTAAACCATCTATCACCAGTTTCATCCACAAAAGAACCTCTATCATCAAAACCATCAACAATAAAACCAAAAGGAGACATGTCCTGTTCTATCTGATTCTTTTGTTCTTCATATAGTCTTTTTCTAATATCTTGGTCCGTAAGTTCTTTAAAGTAATCCTGAGCAACTAACCACGCATATATTACTAAGCACATTGCCAAATCATCATTACACCCATCTTCCGCTTCAAATGAGTTGTGCTTTGAAATGAATGTAGTAAGCTCTGAAATAATCTCATAATCATTGAAAATAATCTTATCTTCTTCAATGATTGTTTTGAGATTGAGTGCTCCAACCTTCTTAACCGTTTTGGACATCTTAACGCCAAGTTGGGTCTTCTTTCCAGAAAATCCTTGACCAACTATTTGTCCTGCTCTTCCTCTCATGGAGCACATCAATACATTTTGATACTCTAAATCATAATGAAGAAGTGATGCTACTTGATCTCCAATATCATTTACTTCGCAAAG